CCGAGGACATAGCGAACAACGTCAACGGCGCGGGCGATACGTTCGATTCGCTGCGCGCAAAAGCCCTCGAAATGGGGAGCGCGACGAACTTTACCGCACAGCAAGCCGCCGACGGTTTGAACATTCTCGCAATGTCCGGCTATGATGCCGAAACGTCTATCGGCATGATTGAGGACGTTTTGCACCTTGCCGCCGCCGGTTCTATGGACTTGTCGACCGCTGCGGGATTCGTGTCCGGCAGCATGAAGGGCTTTGCGGACAACACGAAATCGGCGCAGTATTACGCCGACCTCATGGCAAAGGGCGCCACGCTCGCAAATACCAACGTATCGCAGCTCGGCGACGCGCTTTCCGGTGCGGCTGCGGTCGCGTCTTCCTACGGTCAGAGCGCGGACAGCGTGACGATCTCCCTTTTGCGCCTTGCAGAGCAGGGCGTCGTCGGATCGGCGGCAAGTACGGAACTCGCCGCCGCCATGAAGAACCTATACGCGCCGACGAACCAGGCAGCCGACGCCTTGAAGGAGGTCGGCGTTTCGGCGTTCGATGAAAAAGGCAATTTCCGCGATTTCAATACCGTTGTAAACGAACTGTACGACTCCTTGAACGCGCTCGGTGACGACGGCTTGCCGAAATACACCGACGCGCAAAAGACCGCAATCGCGCAAACGATTTTCGGTATTCAAGGGTTCAACGCCTACAACCAAATGGTTGTCACGTCGACCGAGAAACAGGAGGAATGGGCGGCGGCGCTCGCGGATTCCACCGGCGAGGCGTCGAAACAGTACGCCACCATGACGGACAACCTCCAGGGCGATCTCGACATTTTGGGTTCTGCCTTTGACGGCTTGAAAATCGCCATCGGCGACGAACTTATGCCGACCATGCGCGAGTTTGTGCAATTCGGTTCCGACGGTCTTGCGCGGCTCACCGAGGCGTTTAACATCGGCGGCATCGAGGGCGCATTCGGCGAACTCGGCACGATCCTATCGGAAGCTCTTGTAAAGCTGACCGGCTTTTTGCCGAAAGCAATAGAAATCGGCGGCAGACTTCTTTCTTCGATTCTGCAAGGTATTTCGGATCATGCCGGAGAAATCATGGCAGCGGCGGTCGAGGTCGTTACGAAACTCGTGCAAGCGATTATCGACAACGCACCGCTTGTACTGCGAACCGGTATCACGATCCTGACGGAACTTGTAAAGGGCGTCGGGAACGCGCTGCCGACGTTGATTCCGGCGGCAGTGAGCGCGGTTATCACACTCGCCGAAACGCTTATTGATAACGTCGGTGTGATGATCGACGCGGCGGTTACGCTGTTCTCTGGGCTTGCCGAGGGCATTGTGAACGCGATCCCGATCATCATCCAGGCGCTCCCGAAACTGATAGAGAGCATCTTGACGGCTATCGTCGAAAATTTGCCGGTCATAATCGAAGCCGGTGTTTCGATCCTTAACGCGCTTCTCGACGGCATTATGGAAGCGCTGCCGGTGCTTCTCGAATATATCCCGACACTCATAGAAACGGTCATTTCGATTATTACGGAGAACCTTCCGCTTATCATCGAAACGGGCGTTACGCTTTTAATGTCCCTTGTGCAGGGCATCATGGAAGCGTTGCCGGAGCTGATCGGGTATATCCCGACCATCGTGCAAACCATTTGCACGCTTGTCGTCGACAATTTGCCGCTTATCATTGAGACCGGTATTCAGTTGCTTATGCAGCTTCTAAACGGCATAATCGACGCATTACCGGAGCTTATTGGGTATATCCCGACCATAATCGACAGCATTGTCGCAGCGATCACGGAACTATTGCCGATCATCATAGAAACCGGCATCCAGCTCCTTATATCGCTTGTGCAGGGCATTATAAACGCGCTCCCGCAGCTTATCGCATCGGCGCCGCGCCTCATTTCGTCGCTTGTAAACGGTATCACGCAGAACCTACCGCAGATCATTCAATCCGGCGTAAAGCTCGTGATTGCGCTTGTGCAGGGTATCATTCAAAACCTCCCGCAGATTCTGCAAGCCGCCGTGAAGCTGATCGGCGAACTCGTGCGCGGGCTTATTTCGTGCATACCGCAGATTATACAATCGGCGGTACAGATGGGCGGCGAACTCGTCAAAAACCTGTTCAAGACCATTTCGGACGGATTCAAGTCGGTTGTCAGCATCGGAAAAGACCTTGTATCGGGTATTTGGAACGGCATCTCGTCCTCGCTGTCGTGGATCAAGAACAAAATAAAAAGTTGGGTTGGCGACGTCGTCGGCTTCCTCAAACGGTTGTTCGGTATCGGATCTCCGTCAAAGGTCATGGCGCGCGAGGTCGGACGTTGGCTGCCGCCTGGTATGTCGGTCGGTTTCGAGAACGCCATGCCGGACGCCGAAAAGGCGCTGCAGGACACCGTCGACGACGCAGTCGATTCGCTCCAGGCGAATATGCCGTCGCCGCAAATCGAACTCAAAGCCAAAACAAGCGGGATCGACGCCGAGATCGGCGCGGCATACGACCGTATGCAAAGCGCAATCGAAGCCGAACAGCGAAAACTGCAAGTGTCCGAAAACGTGCAGCTCGCCACGCGGAACGCGGAAGCCGAAACCGAACACGAACCGGAATACGTCGAAACGGTTATCAATATCGACGGCAAGGAAACGGCGCGCGTCATTTCCCCGTATGTCAGTAAGGAGATCGCATGGAGTACGAAAAAATAATCGAACCGCGCGTCAATGATACGCCGCTTTCCCTATACGGCGCGCAGATGCTCGACTTTTCCGTCGGCGGCGTCGGTGTGAAAAACGGGTATCTGTTTACGCCGAGCGCGTTCTTTCCGGTTGTCGTTTCCGGTGAAATCACCCTCCGGCGCGTCAAGATCACGCTCGACTTTTCGGGGCTTGGGTGGCAAGAAACGGAACGCGCAATATCCGACTTAACGGCGGTCTTTCTCGCCGGTTGCGACTTGCTTTTGCCCGACGGGTTCTATTATCGGTGCGCGTTCGACCAAAACAGCGCACCGAAGCGCCCCGCACCGTGGATCTCGACGGCTACGTTTGAATTTGACGGCGTCCGGCACGGGCGGCTCGAACAAAGAACGCTCATCGCGTCCGGTTCTTTCGTGGTCGAAGGGAACAGACCGGCACCGGCGCGGCTGACGGTGTCCGGCATCTCCGGCACGGTCACGGTCGCCGGTATTACGATCACCGGTCTCACCGGAACGGTCGTCATTGACGGTCTTTCCCGCAAGGTTACGCAAAACGGCAGCAATGTATTCGGCAACACCGACTTGACTACGTTCCCGAAGCTCACGCCTGGACGCGCTGAAATCGTTTTTACGGCGGGTTTGACGGTCGAGGTGGAATATTACCCGTTGTATATGTGAGGTGCCGAAATGATTGCAGTAAAGCACGACGGAACGTTTGAACCGATTGCGAACTATTCGTCTTTTCATATCGTCCATAAACAGGACGGGAACGACGAGCTTTATTTCTCGGTTGCTACGAACGATCCGCAATATCCGCATATCATCGAGGAAGCGGAGATACAGACCGACGCCGGTTTGTGGATCGTCAAAAAGATTTCCGACGACCAAATCGGCTGCGCGCTGAATCTCGACGAGCTGCGGGTTTCCGTATATTGGAACTATTCGTCCGGCTCCGTTCATCTGTCCGATATTTTGTCCGCGATCCTTCCGAGTTGGACGATCATCGGCGCTGACGCAATCACGATCCGACGCACGGTTGAGATCGAATACGGAAATGACTTTGACATTTTGACGCGGGCGGCTACGGTGTTCGGCGTGTGGTATCAATGGAACACGCGCACGCGCACGCTGACTGTCATAAACCCGGCGGCGATCACCGTATCAGGCGAATACCTCACGACGGAACTAAACCTCCGGAAATTGACGTACAAAAGCGAGACTACGAACTTTGCGACACGCTTGTATGCGGTCGGAGCGGATGGCCTTACGCCGAGAACCGCCATTATTGACGGCGTCGTTTACGGCAAGGACTACGTCGAAGATTACACCTATTCCGACAAAGTGATCACGGCGTTTTGGAAGGACGAACGCTACACCATCGCCGAGCGCCTTTACGAGGACGCGCTGGCGCGGCTGCTTACCATGTCCCGTCCCGTGCAATCCTACGAATGCGACGTTGTCGATCTTGCGAAACGGTCGGACGATTACGCCTTTTTAGAGTTTGTTGTACACCGCAAATTAACGCTGATTGACACGGATCGCGGAATCCGCGTCGTGCACAGCATTGCCGAGTACGACGAATACCCAGAAGACCCAGCCTCCAGCAAGGTAACCCTCGCGTCGGTCGCGCCGGACGTGGCAACCATGACAACAGCGAAGGCAACCGCCGCAGAGGTGGAAGCACGGAACGCAGCGCTCGAAGCACTCGGCGCGGTGAACGAGGAAATTTCCGCAGCGCGGCGCGAATGGGAAATTACAGCGGCAGAGCTGCTCTCCCTGATCCAAACGACCGAAACGAATTATACGCTTTTGCAACAGACGGTCAATGCGATCCAACAGACCGCCGCCGATCAGAACGTCACTATTTCGCAAATCCTCGACCCGACTGGCGTCATTTGGACGGCTATCTATAACAACCAAGAAACGATCAACAATCTGTCCGACACGGTTGCGACGGACAGCGCGCAGCGAAAAACGTATATGCGGTATCTGCCGGATGAACCGGCGCTTGTCATCGGCATCGAGGACGATAACGAAATCAAGCTGAAACTTGTACACAATGTCATTTACTTTTTCTCCGGACAAGACGATACTGCCGATCTGTCGAACGCTTATGCGTCGTTCGACAGCGAAAAGGCGCACGCGAAGCGGTTCAAAGCTGACGAGGCGTTGGACATCTACCCGTGGAGCCTCCACGTTACGGAGAATCAGCACCTTGTCCTTGATCTGATGGCATAAGGGGGAAGCATGGCAACCCATTATTTAACATTTTCGTACAACGGCAACGGCACGTACGTCTCCGGCGTTCCGTCGACCTCCTCGTCGTATTACAACAACACTTCGGGCGAATATCCGTATCGCGTGACCAAAGCGCTCGGCAAAGCCCCATCGAGGACGTATTTCACCTTTAACGGTTGGGCTGTGAGCAGCTCTGCGTCGTCCGGGTATGCTGCGGGGGCGAGTTACCAGGCCACGTTCGCGGCCGCGAGCGAGGCAACAAAGACGATAACGTTCTACGCGACGTGGGCGCACGTTTACGCCTCCGTGAAATTCAACGCGAACGGCGGCACCGGCGTCCCGGCAGACTATACCCATTGGGCTGGCTATTCCACGACCTTGCCGACACAGGAGCCGACAAGATCGGGTTACAACTTCCTCGGTTGGGCGACGAGCTCGACCGCGACAAGCGCTCAATATCTCCCCGGCGGCGATTACGCACTATATACAGACGTCACGTTGTACGCCGTGTGGTCTCCGGCGACGTCCATTGTAAGCGCATCGAACGGCACAATCGGGTCGGCGGTTCCGATCACGATCACGCGGTACGATTCGTCGTACACACACAAACTGACATATAAATACGGCAACGCGACTGGCACGATTGCGACCGGCGTCGGAACGTCGTACAGTTGGACGCCGCCGATTTCCCTTGCGGCACAATTTCCGGCGGCGACAAGCGGAACGTGCGTAATCACTTGCGAAACATTCAACGGCTCGACGCTGATCGGGACAAAGACCGTCGACGTCACGCTTTCGATACCGGACACGGTCAAGGTCGGAATATCGAGCGTCGCACTTGCGGAAACGGTTTCCGGTATCGCCGAGAAATTTTCGACGTTCGTGCAAGGAAAGTCGAAAATCAAAGTAACCGGCACGTTTGACACGTCGAACGCTTACGGCGCCACAGTCGCCTCGGTTTCGGCTGCGATAAACGGGCAAACGCTGACGGCAAACGCCGCGACGACAAATGTTATATCGAACTATGGGACGCTGTCCTATACCATGACGATTACGGACACGCGCGGAAGAACGGCAACATACACCGGAACATATACGGTACTGCAGTATGCCACGCCGACCATATCGGAAAAGGCGCAGCGCGTTTCCGGCACGCCGTCGAGTATCGCGGTAAGGTACACGTTTGCTATTTCGCCATGCTCGAACAATAACGACAAAACCCTCAAAATCTACACCAAACCGGCGTCTGCGTCGGATTATGCGTACACGCTCGTCGATACGATCACGTTGTCCGATTATAGCGGATCGGACATAACGTACACGATCACGAACACGGATACGAACACGACGTACACGGTCAAGGTTGAACTCGTCGACTACTTCACGACGGTATCGGCAACGACGACCGTCGCGGCGACCGGAAACCGAATCTTCGATTTTTCGCCGACGATGAAAACGTTCTCCTTGCATGAAACGAACCCCGACGACGGCAAGGATCACGAATACAAGCGGATCGTTTTTCACGACGGGATCATGCTCGGTGAAACGATTCTCACCGAGGCGCAGCTTATCGCGCTTCTTAATCTTCTGTCATAAGGAGGAACTATGCAAAGCATAAGACAAATCACGGTAGACTTGCAGCGAAACGACGTACTTGTGCCGATCTACGCGAAGCAGTACGACGCGAACACACGGGTGGTTGAATTGACCGTACTCGATGGCGAAGCGGCATTTACAATGCCGTCAAATCCGGTCTTTATGGTTGGCGTCAGAACGGCGAGCGGCGTCTTTTTTCTGTACGATCAAATCGTTTCCGCTGTCGCGTCGCTCGGCTTGACCGTTCGCATGAACCTCGACAAATGGGGTTCTACGGGGCTTTCGTCCGCGACGTTCACCTATATCGGTACCGCGTGGAAACGGAACAGCACGATGGAACCTTTAACGTGCGGATAACAGACACATAAGGAGGAATCAAATGGGATGCGAATCTGAATACGTCCTCGAGATCATGGAAGGCGAGACGCCGACCATCCTCGGTGAGATCATCGAGCCGGACGGCATTGACCTAACAATGATGTCAAATGTCTATTTCACGATTGCGCAGAATCCGACGAAGATCCGCAAGGATCTGTCGAACGGCGTGACCGTGATCGATGCGACAAACTTCGAGGTCTCGCTGTCGCAGGAAGAAACGCTCGGTTTGTGGGGCGGATACGCGGAATGTCAGCTCAACGGCGTATACGCGGACGGATCGCGAGCGCCGACGTATGTGTATAAGATCACGGTGCTGCGGAATCTCGAACCGGAGGTGCTGCCATGAGTGGCAAGCTCAAGATGCGCATTGTCAAGCGCGATAAAACGCTCGGAATGGGAATGACAAGCACGGTCGCGCCGCGCGCCGGCGCGACAAGTTATGAAGACCTTGAGGACAAGCCGTCTATCAACGGCGTAGAGCTCGCCGGAAACAAGACCTTTGAGGAGCTTGGCGAACAGACGATCACCAACGCGGAGCTCGCGCAGATCGTCAACGAACAATACAACATGATATTTGGAGGTTAATGATGCCCGATACAATCTACAAGCGTCTCGACTATGACCAGGTCGTCTTCCTTTGCAACGCGCTTTTCGCGAAGCTCAAATCCTCTCCGCTCAACACGACGTATGAAGTCACGCTCAACCAAGATCAGACCGCTTACATCCTCAGCGCGATAGACAGCAACGGCACGCGCACGCTCGTCAGCACGATTGCCGCTGCATCCTCGTCCGCTGCCGGTCTTATGTCCGCAGCCCTTTATGGCAAACTGACCGGCATCGCCACCGGCGCGCAGGTCAACACGATCGAGGGAATCAAGGTCAACGGCGTCGTGCAGACACCGGACGGGCAAAAATACGTCAGCGTCACCGTGCCGACCGCTGTGTCAGACCTAACGAACGACAGCGGATACCAGACCGCTGCGCAGGTGGAAGCGGCGATTGAAGCGCAGATATCGACGGTCTACAAGCCTGGCGGCTCAATCACATTTGCGCAGCTCCCTGCGCTGACTGCGGAGCATCTCGGTTTCGTATACGATATCAATGAATCGTTCACCACGAACGCAAATTTCGTCGAGGGCGCCGGAAAGGTCTACCCTGCCGGAACAGACGTCGCGATCATCAACGCCGGAACATCCTCCGCGCCGGTTTATAAGTACGATATCCTGCCCGGATTTGTTGACCTTTCGGGCTACGTCCAGTCCTCGCAAATGGCTGTACTCACAAATCAGGAGATCACCATGGCGGTGAATACGGCGTATACGCAGGTGTTTGGGTCTTAACCATGGCATACAACGCATTCGAAGACGGCGGCTTTCTCTACGCCGTCACGCAAATATTTGCGAAGCTCAAAGGGCTACTGGACAGCAAGTACGTCAAGCCCTCCGGCGGCATCCCGAAGACTGACCTTGCATCTGACGTGCAGACTTCGCTCGGCAATGCTGACACAGCGTTGCAGACCGCCCCTGTCACATCCGTCAATGGACAGACGGGTGCTGTTGTGATCCAGACGGCAACCCCGCCGAAAGTCGCATCCGTCACGCTATCGGCTACATGGTCGGGTGACGATCCGTATACGCAGACGGTCACGATCAGCGGCGAGACGATCACGACG